TTAGGTATTCACCAGTGCGCTGCGGTGGGTTTCGGCGGGCAGCGGTAACGGCCAGCCGAGCAGATTCAAGTGGTCCCACGCCCAGAAGGAGATATTGGGCAGCAGTTCACGGCAGGCCGCCAGATATTCCCGCGCCCAGGGGCACCCGCCGTTAAACCAGGGAAGCAAATAGCGCACCTCTGATTTTGGCCAGGCGAGAGGCGGAGCGTACGGAAACCGCATCGCTTCGCGAGCATGATCGACGTTCCTCTCTGTTGCGCCGAACGAGAGACCCTCCATCTTGATTCTGTCCAGCCCGCTTCCTGCCGGTTGCTGACATTCAGCCGGCAGGTTTACGTAACGGTTTAGTTGCCTCGCCGGCGGATAGTTCACATCGAGCGGCCACAGCAGTTCGAATTTGGCATCGGGATGCGCGGAGAGCACATAGCTACGGATGGCGTCGATATGGGCTTTGATCCGGCTCCGCAGAAAGTTTGCGTCTGCGTAGTTGTTCAGCGAGGGGGCATCGCCAGGGGTTAGAAAGCTCGCCAGGGGCCGCCCCAGCGCGGCCAGCGCCTGGCCCGCTGTGTCGGCGTCGTAATACGCCATGCCGCCGCCGGGATTGGCGTCTGCGTCGTAGTTAGTAAAAAACCACCAGAGGAATTCGCCGAATTGCAGCCAAGGGGTCAGGCCGGCTAGTTTCATAAAGCCGGCCATCTCCTCAAAAGCCTGCTTCTGGTAAGCGGCCACCGAATCGCTGAAGGTGCATTGCGTGCTTTTGAGACTGGCGAAACCGGTGTCGGTTTGCACCGCCGCGTTATCCCGGAATCGCTGGGCCCACGCCGCCGCCGGCGGATTGTCTGGAGGATCGACCAATTCCATCGAGAAAGCGGCCGTCGCCGTCCAGCCCTTCGCTGCGATCTCGGCGAAGTAGTCCTTGTGCCAGTCGGCCGCGGCCCGGTTGATGACCGGAGTGATCGTGTCGTCGATCTGCCAGGTTCCCTCCACGCCGCCGCTTAGCGACCCGCTCACGCTGATCGTTCCCGCGGCGCTGCTTTTATCCGTGAAGAACGTGAATGAGTATTCGGGTGATCGGCAGGTAATGGTTAGGACGCCGGCTGCGGCTGAGGCCCATACGCCCACGAACGTCTCGTTGATGAAGCTCGCGAAATGAGTCGCAATCGTTTCCGTTGTGTCGGCCGGGAATACGCTTTTGCCCATCACTGTGCCGGCGCCGTCGTTGAACGCATTGCCCCCGATTTGTAAAAACGCCGTATCGCCGTCCGCCCAGTTTCCGCCGAAAGTGACTGTGAGCGACGGGAAAGTACCGCCGGCGCGCTTGCGCTGATTCCACCAGAAAACACCGGCGTAGTGGTCGATATCTCCATGCAACCCGCTCTTGTCAATCATCCACACCAGCCTTTGCGGCGAGAGCTTATAGGTGTGGTCGGTGTCAAAATCGGTTGCTACGCTGCGGTCGCCGTAAACCTGCGGCGCATCCGGAACGCCGGATGCGACGGCCGCTTCCAGGTAGTCGAAATAAGCATTGAACCCGCTGGAATCGGCGTTTTTCGCATCCTTTAGTGTTAAGGTAAGCGTGTGCTTGCCCGCGGGCACGCCGCTGCGGACCAGACGCCGGGTGACCACGGCGGGCTCGGCATCGAGATAGCAGTCAAGGTCCGTTGCGCCGTCTCCGTCCAGAGCAACCGCAAAAATCCCGCGATCTTTGTAAAGAGAGGTGCCGACGTATAGATCGTGCGTATGCTGGCAATGGTACTCCACAGCGACGCTATTCCCTGGCTGGGCAGTGCGCTTCGCGAAGCCCAGCCAGTAAAAGCCCGACTCGGAGCTCCAGCCCGAGCCGGTGTAGTTCACCCACGAATCCCGGCTGCCCACCCGCACGGATCCCGGCCCGGCAACCTTTAGTTCCCGTTTCGAATCGGCATCGCTCACCGTCCAGTTGCTGAACACTGCGGTCCATTCCTGGGGGCTATAGGCTCCGGCGTTGGTCAACTGTGGGGCAAAAGTCATCCACATCTGCCGGATGCTGGTAATGCCCAGCGCGGAGAAATCGAGCGTCACCCGCCACGTCGCTGTGGAATCGCCGCCGGTCATCTGAGCGGCGCCCCGGGGCGTGAAATAGAGGTTTTCGTTTTTGTGCAGCTCGTAGAGCGCAATCATATTGCCGTCCTCGCCCCCGCGATCGGCAAGGTAAACGGCGCCGCTCTGCGCGCCGGCGCTTGTAGCGAGCGTGATCTGTGTGGGGCTATCCACGCTGGAGATGTTATACACAGCGCCGCTGATCTGGATGGTTCCTGCCGGGTCGATGCCGGTGAACTTCTCTCCGCTCGCCCAAATCACAGTAGTCCCGCTGGTATTCACCGTTCCATAGCGTGCCGCGGTAATCACCAGACTCGAGCCGCTCACCGCCGCGCGCAGACTTAATGGGGAGCCTTGCGCCAGCCAATTAGCGCCGTTGATCTGGTCGCGGATCGCCCGGAGCACCGTCGATGCCTGCACTTGATAGAGGGTTGCCGGGCCATTGCCGTCAGTGGCGCTGCATGCCACGCTCGATCCGTCGTCGCGAGCCGGCGTGAGAATCACGTGATTGGCGCTGGCGGTCGCCGCCGCATTCGGATCCACGCCGTTGATCGCCGCGGCGAGATCCGCAGCCACGGCCGGGCTGCCGTCGCCCGCAGTCTCGGTGTAAGAGTACGTGTTCGCTCCGATTGTGATCGAGTGGACAGCCCCGGCTCCCGCAGCGAAAAACTGGTAATCCACCGATGTTGCCCCCGGCACGATATAGTCGAAGGCCAGATTCTGATACCACAGCGTCACGCGGTCGAAGGCCGCCGGAACGCCGTGCAGCGTGTAAGTAAGGCTGGCTGCGGCGAACCCCCCGCTCTGCTTCGCCGCGTGGTCCCACAGCTTCACCTGCGCCGTGCTCCCATCGGCCTTGATGATATCCAGCTTGTCCCAGTCGATCGAAGGGAACTTCGGCGAATCGAGCGGCTGCAAGTTTGTGTATGTCACGTCGAATTGCAACACGATGCCGGTGAAATCAAAGTCGGGCAGATAGCGCCAGCGCGGGTGACTGAAAACATCGTCGGCGTCAAACAGGATTAGCACGCAGAAATCCGCGGGATCGCGGAACACTCCGCTCACCGTGAAACCGGCGTCCGATGCGCCCCATAGCGCGGCGGCCGCGCCCCGCCGGTCGAAGCCGCGCAGGTGCAGCGTCCGATGCGGCTGTAGCTTGTAGATCGGTTCAGGCATTTTCCACTGTGGTAGGCGCTCTTTTGTGGCGCTATAGCCGGATGCTCACCACCAGGCGCTGCCCTGGAAACGTCGTGCCCACGCCCGTGACATCCATGCTGACTGTCGAGCCGGTCATCAGCGGGGGCAGTTCGGCGCCATCCACTCCGTTCGCCTGCAACTGGCCGTCCGGGATGGTTAGAGTCGCCCACGCGGTGCCATCGGCCTTCACCACAACAGTTATGTCGGCGCCGGCGGGGGCCAGCTCGACGCGCGCCGAAACGCTCGATACCGAGGCCGCTTGGCCTACAGTGATCTCGGGAACGGCGTCGCTCTGTATGCCCAGCACGCCTTCGACCTGAAGATCAAGTTGGCCGCCCCGCAACGTTCGCTGGCCGTTTCCGGCGAGTTGCGTATAGGTGTTTACCGCCGTAGGGCTGGCCCCGAACGCATTGGTCACAAAAAACTCGATGCTGGCGAGGCGGATATCGGGCGCCCACTCGCTGTGGCTCCAAGAACCCGCCTCCGGCGTTGAGAAAAAGTTCTTCTCAAATGCCACCACGATCGTGCGGCTCTGTAAACGATACACCGGTGTGCCGGCGTCATGCGGGCCAGCCGGGGTGCCTTGCTGCCCCCTGCTCACGCTGTACGCCAGGCCTGCGTTTTGCACCTCGAGGACCTGCATGATCTCCGATCCCAACTGTATGAGATCGCCGGGCGTTGCGTCGCCCGGAGCGTTTAGAGTGACCGTGGTCCCGCTGGCGTCGATTCCGGCGTTTAATTGGATCGTGCTGATACCTTCCAACTCGTCCCTGTAATGCAAGAGGAAAGTGCCGGACGTGATCCCCTGCGTGTTGGCGAGCTCGCCGAACGCAATGCCCAGAAAGTGGATTGTGCCATCGCCGTGAACCGATGTTCCGAAGGACGGCGCCGGCGGCGGCCCAACGTCAGCCACCCCGGTGCCTCCGCCCCCGATCTTCCACCGCGATACGACCGCGAGCCGCTCCGGCGACTCAATGTTGTTGACGTTGGCCGATCTGCCGGTGATCTGCACGACGCTTCCTTTAAGGTTGGGAATCTGAAATCGCGCCGGGCTGCTTCGGGCTCGCGCCGCGAAATGCCAGGCGGCCTCAGTCACTACAAAGTGTGTGCTCCCGTCCGGCATGGAGTCCCAGTTCCGATCCACCGTGATGGTCGTGGCCGTATTGGCGACGACTGTCCGCTCCTGGCCCGCGCCTTGCCCGCCCACCAGCCGCACTACGTGTCCGATGTAGGCGTTGGGCGTCAGATTCAGGCTGGTGTCGCCGATTTGATTGGGCGCAACGATCGTGGCGAATTTTTCTTCGGTCTCCTCCATGCGCCAATAAAAATTCGCGTGATCGTAGAAAGGATCCGGCGAAGACGTCAACTGTAAGGGAAAGCCCGTATCCGTAAACGTCTGTGCGGGCACCGCTCCACTGGCGATCCGGTAGAGCTGGGTGGGAAGCGAGCCGCGATAAACGTTGAACGAAGCCGTACCCGCAGTGAAGCTCAGTCCGTTGAGCCGTACGCTATTGATCGAGCTCCCGGGCGGAATGATCGCCCGTATCGTAAACGAGGGACTGGTCTCTTGGCCGTTGCTGTCCGTGGCTGTTACGGCGTAGTAGAGCGTCTGGCCGCCCGCCAGCGTGCCCCCGGTAGAAACAACTGTGGGCTGCAAGCTGACAATGGGAATGCCGACCAGCCGTGATTGACCTGCCGCCGGAGGCGAGAACTGTACATCCACCTCTGCCAGGATTGTTCCATCGGTGCCGGTGACCTCAACTTCGCTGATGGTAAACTGCACCTCGCCGTCGGCATCGACTTCAGTTCCAGGAACCGGATTTGGCAGGTTCGTACCTGCCACGGGCTGCCGCCTGCCCTGAGGGATCGCCGTAAGCTGCCCGTTGGTATCTTCATACCAGGCATCATCATGAATCTGCGCCGTGATGTGCGCCGTCCGGTAATTCATTCCCGGCGCGATTTTCAGAATCCGGAAAGGCTGGTTAAGAAATCCCTCTTTGGCGTATGTAACGGTGATGATATCGCCGACGCGCTGCCCCAGCGCCTTCACGGTCGTATCGAACTCGATATACCGGTTTCCTTTTATCGATTTATCAAGCAGGAATTTGAGCGCCCGTGCGGCTTGATCGTAGTTCGGAATGCCGTCCACCACTGCGCGGCCTGTGATCTCCTGGCCCGTTCGCGCCACGTCGTCTACATCCACAATGTCAAAGCTGTCCTGCTGGTATTCGTTAAACATATCTTGAAACTCGATCGCGAACCGGTTGGGCGTATCCGCCGTCGCTCGCGATGAGAGTTTCACGGTGGACGCTTCGTTGCTGTCCCGGAGAATGCCCGAGCGAAGACTGCCGCCGGCGGCGTCGCTGTAAACGTAGGAGGGCCAGCCTCCATTTACCATTTCCGGCGCGTTGGATCCGTAAGCCTTCTGCGGCTGTTGCAGGGCGAGGGTGTTCTCTACGCTGACGCTGAGCTTTCCCTCAGTCGTATAGCTCAACATCAGGCGGGCATTATTGCGTATCCCGCGGATCACATCGGCGGCGGCCCTCCGCGTGCGCACCAGCAGATTGCACTGGAATCTGGGAATAGAAACGGGATTGCCGTTGTTGTCGATCGCCGCAATGTTTTCGTCACAAAATGCGGCAGCCTGCGCGAAGCTCGGCAGGTCGAGCTCCTGCAACCGCCAGTTGCTACGCCGCAGCACATCCAGCAATACCCAAGCCGGGTTGTTGTTGAACGAATACCCAAGCGAGTTCCCGTTTGCCTCAAAAGTTTCAATCTTCGCTCCCTCGAGTAAGACCTGAAGCCTGGGCAGACTGGTCCCGTTGTTGATCTGATTTGGCAACACTACCGAAAGACAGGCCATGCTCCCGTAAGGATCGCCCGCGGGGTTGCCGCTGCTGTCCGTAAAATCCGGATCAAATCCGCCCAGCCGCGTTCCTGCGGAGAGAATGTTGTACCAGCCGCTCCCCGTCATATCCTGGCCGGCAATGCCCGCGGGAATTTCGATCCCGTTCGCCACCACCTTCAGCACCTGATTGATTTCCCCCAGCGCCAGCAGAACCTCCATGCGCGTAAGATTGCCGTCATTGCGGGAGAACACGACCAGCGGATCGCTCCACACCGTGCCGTAGACCAGCGGGACAAAGTCGTTGTATCGGGCCTCGTTCGGCTGCACGGGCGAAAGGTGCGACCCCTTTTCTCCGTGGCTGCGGACCTGGATGGCCGGGGGCACATATTCAATGCCGCCGAATCTTCGGGTCAGGTTATTGGCGCTGTCCTTGTCAAACATGCCGCGCGCCTGGCAATCCGTTCTGGTGAAGGCGCAAGTTGTGTACGGCTGTCCATCCGGCCCCAGATTGCCCGCGCCGCCGGCCAACCCCGCGGAATACCCGCAAGGATAGAACCGGGAAAATCTTCCTTCGGGGCCGCCGTCGATTGCCTCCTGCCGCTCCGCGTCATTGGCCGGAAAATCCCATGGGCACCGCCTCTGGATCCGAACGGGCGGCAGCAAGACCCGCTGCATGCTCATTCGATTGACTGCGCTGAGACGCAAACTGTCTTCGGTGATTTCATCGGGCGCGTTCAAGATGCCCTGAAACAGCATCATGCTCTCACTGGCCGGCCCGCCGTTCACAAGGTCGTAGAAGAGGAAAGTGACGGCCAGCTTTCCGCCTTTCCAGCCTACTTCCGACTCGATTTGGGAGAAATGGGAGTCGGCGTTGGCCAGGGTCAGCGAAAGCTTGGGAATTGCGTCGATTCCTTGTTCGCTGGTGGTCTGAATCTGAAACAGATTGTGCTTCAGGACTCGGGCGCTGTATACCTGATTGTTTATAGTGACTTGGTGCGTGCTCCAGTGCTCGGTCTGCCCGTTGACGAGAGTCGCGTCAAACAGCAGCAGAGGCGTTTCCGCTACCGTCTGCTCTTTCAGGTTTGCGATGGTGTCCATTGGATCCGAAGCACCCCGGAATGCTGGCCTGGTGAGGTCAGAGTATCCGAAAGAGTGTCCATGCTGAACCGCGCCGCCGGATGAACGCCCGTTTGCTGGAAAGTCTTTTTATAGGCGGAGGCGCTTGGCTGGGCTTCGAGCTGGGCGCCAAAAATGTCTAGCGCTCCTGGTCCCGGTGTCCGCACCTCAAAAACGAGCGTTTCCGATGGCCCCGTAAAAGCCGTACTCAGGGTGTATCGGCGCCACTCGCCTTCGCTAAGAAAGGCCCTGCTGGCTTGTTGTCCCGCCCCGTCACTTAGTTGCAGGCTGCCGCCGGGTTGCGTGGTTTTCGCCCAGACGCTTGCCGTATAACGGAAATTCGCGGGAACGTTGAGTGATTGCGCCAGACTGCCGGATCCGCTGATTTCTGCCCCTGCTGCGCCGCCGAGTGGATCGCTGACGCCCGCAACGATCGTTACGCCGCTCGCTGTCCAGGCTGGCTGTGTGAAATCCTCGCTCCAGCTAAGCAGGTTCTCTCCTGGCTCCAGAAAAAGAAACGTTTGCAGTTGCCCTTCAGCGGCGGCAAACAAACTCTGAACGGCTTCCCATTCTTCATCGCTCAGCGACTGCATCGGCATTTGCCAAGATTTCTGGAAAAAATCAGCGTCGGTTACACGCACCTCCCGGCCGTCCGCCGCCTGGTTTAGCAGTGTCCGATAAGCGGTCACCCGCTCGAACGGCATTTGCGAGACTGCTCCGCTGGCCAATTGTGGAAACACGAGCATGGTTCGTCTCCCGTATCGCTTACGGAAGCGTTTCCTCTATCGTTAGCTGAAGCGAACAGCGGGATTCGCTCTCCTCCCGCATCGGAAATGAATCCTCGCCGAAACGGCAGTGCTCGATGAGCGTGCCGGTCCAGGGATCCTCGAATGCAAAAATCCCCAGCCTGCCGCGCTGATCGTCGAAAAAGCGCGCCACGCGCGCCGCCTCGGTTTCGTCGAGCATATCCAGCGCGATCGCCCAACGCCGCGTTGCCGAAGGAAAATTGCGGTACCGTTGCTCGGAACAATCGAGAAATCTGCGAACCTCGGTGGAGTAGCGCTGCCCCCGCGTCGAGGGATATTGCGCCACCGCTCCGGTCTTCAACTTCGGAAATTGCGCCATGATGCTCGCCGCCCGATCATTGATTCTTCAGTGAAGTCTGAATCTCTATGGCCGTAACGAACGGGTTTCGCATGATCAGGTCCACTTCATGAATCCCGGCGTAACGGTAGCTTTTGATCACCATCTGCGCGGGAAATTCCAGATCCACCGCGTTCGCATGGTAGGGATTGGCCGCCAATACCCGATATTGCTGATATTGAAACTCATTCGGATCGAGACCTGCCAGCCGCATCGCCTTGAATAGCGTATCCAGCGGTTGTGAATTCTCGATGGGGATCCATTTTCCGAAGGCGCCGGACACCACGCCATTGGGGTCCACGCTGAACCCCTCGAATTCGGCGGCGATCACGCTGCCCATTTGCTGCAAAAACTGTTGTTGGCTCGGACTGAGGTCCTGAGATTGTACCGCATCCGCCATAGATGGCCCCTCCTTTACAGTTCGCTGATTAAGTCGTTCACTGGATCCATGTGCAGCATTGCATCCCGCAGTGCCCGCGCAATGTCGCTCGACCGGTCTAAAAAAGACTGGCTGTCCATCGCGTTCACGTTTACCGTCACCTGCATGCTTTGGGCTGGCGGGCCGCTGGCCGGCGCTGCGCGTACCCCACCCGCTTGATCCTGCACGGCCACTGGAAAGCCCGGTGCGTTCGCCACCTCGATGGAAAGGCTTGGAGGCGGCTTGTAGACGGCAAGCGGAGGTGGGGTGCTCGCTCCGCCCGTAAACAGCCCGGCGATTGCAGTCCCGAAAGAGACCAGTCCGCCGCCTAGGATTCCCCCCAGCAGGCCGCCTCCTCCTCCGCCTCGCCCCAGAATTTCCGCCAGCGTTGCCGGCAGGCCGCTAAGGCTTTGGTTCACGCTCTGGAGCGCCTGAATCTGGGCCAGAATGTTCTGCTGCAATTGATTCACGGCTGCGGTCGCATCGCTCAATGCCGAGACCAGCGAGCTGCCGCCGGCTGCCGCCCCGTCGCCTGCATTGGCCGCCTCGCCCGCCGGCCCAACTCGCTCGGCCGGCGAAGATCCCAGGGCGGCCGTGCTCAATGCCGGGGATTGCAGCGGCTCGCTCAAGACCCGCAGTGCTCGTTCTGTATCGAGTCGCAGCTTGCTCGCGTTGGGTGATTCAGTGCTAGCCATTAACCGACGGCTCCGATCTTCTTTGCTCCGCCTTCAGCACAAAATGGGCGTCCACGCGCCGGGCGGGCCAATCTAGGATGTTCCCCCTGCCTCCGATGGTTTCGTGGGCGTAGAAATCCTCCAAAAAGGCTGCGCTCTCACCCGTAACGTAGCTGACCGGGCATTCTGTGATTGCCAGAGCATCCCGTGCTCCCTCCGGCTGCCACAGCCAAACAACTTCTTCGGGTTTGTTGCCTTTGCTCGACCAACCGCAGTTCCTCTTCCGTTCCAAGCCTAGCGGCCGGCAACGGTCGCACTTCCATCCGGCCTGGCTCGTTCGGAAGAAATGGAAGGCGACTCGGAGTTTTTTGATTCGGCCTCGCTCAGCCCCGCTTCGCGCCGAATCGCGTTAAGAATTTCCTGCACCAGGCCTTCCGGCCCGCGCTCCAGCAAGACCTCTGGAGAAGGCTCTTGCCCGTCGATCTCCAGGCCGGTCACTTTTCGCAGACCCCAGTCCAGATAAAGACGGTTGATCTCCCCTGCAAGCAATGCCGCCTCGGCCTGCTGCGTCGGATCCGCTGCCGGCGCCGCTGATAGAAACGCGAGCCGCCCGGCCGGCCCCTTCAATCTCCGGATCAGGTCAAGCCGCCGGCCGAACGACATGCGTTCCACGGTGAACCGCACACCGGGAATTGACTCTGACGCTATCTCGACGCTGCTCTCGTACCGCATCAATCGTCCTGCCTTCCTCGTTAATCACGTTTACAAACCGGACTTGGCTATCCGAAAGCCACGTATATCTCGTCGTCCGCCTGGCCCTGAGCGCGGCAGCCGCTGAAATTCCACGACAGCCTCGGCTCGGTGTCATCGAACTCCGGTATCTTAGGTATCACTGATTTCATATAAACGCCAAAAAGCGCTCCGGTGGCCGGTCCCAGTTGCAGCATGATTTGCACCGGAGTTTGGCTGCGAGCCGATTGATAGAGTCCTTTCGTTGCTGCATCATCCGCCTCGAACAAATGAACGTCAGCCGTCACTTTGCGCCTGCCCGGAGCCGCGCACAACGGGACACTCGATCCAAATTCTCTGGCTCTCATATCGATGTCGTTATCTAACGTCACCATGGCTTTTGTTACGGTGGTGAATTTCGACGCCGTCGCTCCTAGCCAGGCCTGTCCCAGATTTCCAGGCACGGCGAGCGGCACGCTCCAGTCGTTCGCCGGCTCGGCAGGAAAAGAGCTCAGCCCCCCTTGCCCGGGTGTGAAAGACGCGGAGTCCAAAACGTCCTGCGCTTCGCCGCCGAATTCAAATTCGTGAAAGTCGCCGTTGATTCTTACTTGGAGCGTCCCGCATGTGGCGCCCGTCAGAATCCGATGCACGGCGGTCGGCGGGTCCCAGTAGTCGAAAATTGACGCTGTTGGAAGATCGTTGGCCAGTGTATAGGTGACGGCTGCCGTCAGCGGAGCTCCAATCGCTGGGGCCGCGCTAAAAGGAGCGCCAATCGTGACGCTGGTCGGACTGTTCACCGCGCTGACGAAACGCAGCTCGTTGTTGAACCCGAAGGCTTGCCCGGTCGCCAGGCCGTGCGGCGCGCTAAAGACAATTTGGGTCGTCGTCGAACCGACGCCGGCTGTGTTCCCCGCGAAAACCAAAGGTCCTCCGCCCAGCGCCGCATGAAACAATTTGCCGCTAACAGGCTCGGCGCCAGGCGTCATTCCGGCGAGTAAATAAGTCTGCAAGCGGAACTGGGTTCTTTTGCGGCCTCCGGGCATCACGCCAATGTACGTTCGGCTGCCTGTCTTGTCTTGCCGGTCCCGTGCTTCGTCTCGCTGCTTGATCGCCAGCTTCACCGCGGAAAACCGGTTCGCCACGGTGATGGGCGGCACTTGCCCGAAGGCCGCCTCCAGTTCCGCGTAGAACCGGTTTTGGTTCGATAATACGCACATAATTTCCCCTTACCCGCACGCCTCCGCTTCCAGCTCGATCTTGGCGCTGTGAATGAAATTTCTGCCGCCCAGCTTTATCGGTTCGAACTTGACGGTGTAGCCGCCGCTGTAAATCAGGTTCTCACCCCAGGACCCCGTATTCTCCCCCAGGCCCGCCGTGATTGCTTCTACATAGCTTGTCAGCTCCTGCTCCAGGCCCTCGAACCTTTCCGACGTGCACCGGATCTCGATCACAAACCGCACGGGCCCGGAGAAACCGTTGAACTTCTGGCGCAGTAAGTTGTCCATGCGCGCCGAATATAGGTATACCGAGGGGTAAATCGTTTCGCGATTCTGGTCCGCTAAATCCGCCGGAACGTTCTCGATGCGCACTGACCGGTCGTCCAGCGCCTTCCAGTCTCGCTGATCGCGGGCTGAAATCTCCGCCAGCGCTGCGTTGCCGCTCGACAGCACCGCCGACTTCAGTTTCATGAGCCCGGCCATGCAAAGATTTGCCGTCATCTTCTGCTTTAGCCCCGCTGAATGAATCGCGGAACCGTCCGGAAGAAGTCCGGTTGTTGTCCGGCTCCAACCGCTGGCCCCGCCGCCAGGCCGCTGGCCGGCATGACCCATGACTGTCCCATGGGCAGCGGCTGTCCGTTTTGCCGCATACCCGCTCCGCTTGCGGTTCCCACGTACACGTTCCAGCCGGCCAGTGAATAGGGATCCCCGGGCGGCGCCGGAGGTGTCACCCGCAAGAGCTGTCCATCCGACGTCGTCGCCGCCTGCTCGCTGCTCGCCGCACCCTCCGCGACCCCGTTGGCTCCGGCCCAGCTTATCTGCACGTAGAACGTCATGCCGCTTGCCAGTCCCGTCTCCCAATCGATTGTCGGCTGTCCCGGCCTGGGTATTGGCTGCATCACCAGCCCCATGCCGGTTTCATACAGCAGGTTGGAAGCCCAGCGGGCCAGCTCCTTGTACTCGGTCCACTTCGGCAGATACTTGTCATTCAGCTTGCGGTTGTATGCGTCCCGGTAAGTGATCGCCAGGGCCTGAAACGTGTGCCATAGCTTCAGCGGGGGCGTGACGACTACCTGATTCATCTGAAATCGGCTTAGGTTGACCTCCGATGTAGTCGAATTCCAGGCCGGTCCGGCCCAGTAGACATTGCCAGGACGCAGAGCAGCCGCCGCCAGTTCCGTGCTCACCTCGTTCTGCGCAAGGCGAAGCTTGGAGTCCAAATCGATGCCTTCGGCCTCCGCCACGGCAACGACGTTCGCTTCATAGGCGATAAGATCTTGTATGTCTGATACAGGACCGTCAGTGAGCAACGCCATAGTCCTTCCTCAAGCCGCCGGGCGAGGTCGCCGCCGGCGGATCTTTACGCGTTTCCCGCGACTTTCGCCGCCCCGATATCGAATCCGCCTCCGGCGCTCCCGCTTACTCTTTGGAGCCGCTCCGCCCGGCCTTTTGTAGCGCTCGCAAGTCTGTTTCCGTCAGCACCGTCAACTGAATTTTCGACGCCGCTCGCTTTTGCTCTTCTTGTTTCTTGTCTTCCAGCAGTTTCTCCCGGAATGCATCCGCTTCTTGCTTGTCGGCCAGTTCGGCGAGCCCGTCAACGATCAACTTCGCAGCGAGCGCCTTGCCAACCTCAGTTAGTCTGCCGGCGATGCCTCCGTCGGCAGTCACCAGGCTCTTTACTATCACGAACTCTTCGCACAAGGCGCTCTCGATTTCTCGCAACTTTCGGTAGTAGCCTTTTAGGTCCATAGTTTTTTATGACGCTCAGGTCTGCGGCCGGCCGTCGGCGGACATCGCCGCGCTCCCGCTCGGCCCACTCCTACGGCTGGCCGCGTTCCTCGGGTTTACGAGTTGAGCTGCACGCCGAAGCTGTTTCGGAGAATGGCGCATCCGTAGAGCACGTCCACCGTGAACTGCTGCGCCAGGGTGGTCGGCTGATAACTCATCACCACGCGCATACCGAAGTTTCCGAGTTCCGCATATTCCGCGATGGCCCCGGTGCCCGGCAGAGGCTGCGGCAGCCTCCGGATTACCAGGCCGATCGCATCGCGCGTGAACGCCAGATTGTGCGTTGTCACCGGGCTCGTTCCAGTCTGCGGAACGTATTGCGAACGGAAGATGTAGAAGTCTTTGATCCGGCCCACGGTTCCCTGGATCAACGCGGTGATTCCCGCCTCTCCGACCGTGTTCCACTCGCTGAATCTTGCGATCTGCCGGAGCGCTGAGTAGCTGTTCGCATCAACTACCAAATATTTGTTCTGGTCCGGCGGAACCTTTGCGGAAAACAACGCCGTTTCTGCGGCGTCGATTGCCGCCTCTGTGAGGGGCGTTCCCGCTGTGCCTAGTGGCGTATTCGCTGTGAAGCCGGCATAAAGATTCAACAGATCGCGCTCAATTTTTTCCGCAATAGCCACTACTGCCGGACGCATGTATGTCATCAGCAGGTCAGGCACTGCTAGCACCTTGGTGACGTCGGGAATCATGAACGTCGCCTCCACGTGCGTGTTCAGGACAATCTGCGCATTTCCCAAATCTGGGTTCTGCGTGGTAACCGTACCGCCTTCCGCTATATTGTTCGCCACCAGCGCCGGTGGGATAGGCACGTTCACCGTATCCCCGGCCTGCCCCAGAACCGGCTCGTAATTCCGGTTCACCAAGTTGCCCATAATCAAGTTTCCAACCAGCGCCGGCAATGCGTCTGCCGCCACGAGTTTTACGATCGCTTGCGCGACGTTTGCTGATGTAATTGCTGGCATTTATCTCGCTCCTTAATCCTAGCCGGCACTTCCGGCTTGCATTTGATTTACAGCCACCACCCCACATCTTTCCCCGCCACCCGGGCGATCTCCCGCCGGGCCCGTTCCTTTTCTTCTGCGCTCATGCCCGGCCGAATGCGGTTCAAATCAAATCCCATGCTCTTCTCGGTCTCCCTCCGGTTCGCCGAGCTCGCTCCCGAACCTCCCGCGATCCGCGCCGGCAGGAACTCGGGATTCTCCGCCGCGAACTTTGAGAGAAATTCTCTCAGTGCGACGGGCCCTTGCTCGGTGTGGCCATAAAGTTCTCCGTCATCGGCCCGGAAAATATCGTCTTTTACCAGTCGGAATGCCAAATCCGGCTTCCGCACGCCTAGCTGCTGCAATTCGGCTTTGATCGCGGAAATCCGGTCCATCTCCTCCACCTTCAGTTTCTGGCGGCTGTTTTCCTCCGCAAGCTCGTTCAGCCGTTTCTCCAATTGCTCTCGCCGGCGCCGCTCCTCATTCAGCGCCGCCTTGGCCGCCGGCTCCTTCTCTTCCGACATCCGTCTAACATATTCCTCGATCGATTCCTGCACGATCCGCCGGATCTCCTGCTCTGCTATTTCCTTCGGTTGCTGGGCCATAACCTCCCTCGTTCGGATTCCGAATCGCTGCCGCCAGCGCCGCCGGTCCAAAAAAAACCAGCCTCTCGGCTGGTTCGTTCTCCTCGATTTGAGATTCCGTCCTAAAGCTTGCTGTCCACTTCCGCCATTACTCGGCTCTTCACGCTCGGATCGGCGTCCTCGAGATACCGCAGCGCCAGCTTTTTTTGCATCTCTCGAGTGAAAGTGCTTGAACTGGTAATGAGAGTGCTCAACGTTTTCGCGTTGTTGAGCTCTTCGGTAAAATCCTTCACGTCAAACTGATCAAGTCCGGTGACCTGCGGTCTCACAGTATCCCTGCGCGCCGCCGCGATCAAACCCAGAATTTGCCGGATGTATTGCTTCACCAGAGCCCCGTATGCCCGGAGCACTTCTTGCGTGATCGTCTGGTCTCGCAGCTTGCTCGCCGCCGATTGCGCCAGATTGCTCGCCTCCCGCCGTATTGCTTGCTGCATCAGATAACATACGCGGTAAATTTCGTCTTTCAGCCGGTCCAGATTGTCCGCCGCAAGCTGATAAACGTGGCCTTGTGGCTCGGTCCAGCCGAATTTATCTTCCGGTCCAAGCTGAATGTAGTAGGCTTCTCCCACAATCTGGTGCCACTCTCGGTCCGAGTAGATCACCGGCATCGCGAACAGGCCCATATGCAGCGCCCACGATAATGCGTTTGATTTGTTGAAGTGTTCCTGCTGCAACAGCGCCGCCTTGTTTACCAGCCACAAACCCTCGCTTACCTCGAGCTTCACCAGCGGCACAGTTTGCAAATCCGCCAAACCGTGGCGCCCCTGATCCACCAGCGTCGCATCCGGGGCATTTTCGCTTCGATCCAAACTGCTGCGAACCTGCGTATATGTTTCGAAACGCTCCTTGTCGTAGTACGTCCAGCGGCGCTCGACAATCTGCTCGTCGCCTAAAAATTCGGGCTGATACGCGGCTTCGGTCCTCAGCACGACCCACTCAAAATTGCCGTGGTCGTCGAGTCTCCAGTTAATCAGGTCAACCGGACTATAGTTCACCAGGTAGGCCCTCGACGTGCCGAGAGCGTCTTCCTCCGCCCGCGTCCGCGGCTGCCCCGGGATTCTGGGGAAATCGATCAGAGCGTAGCTTCGCTGAAAAATCAGAGCCTGGATAAATGCTTTCCGGCAGAATTCCAGCAGGCTTCTCCCTTCGAGGTCGGCGTCTCGTAGAAATTCTGAATAAAAATCGGCTGCTCCTTCGAAGCTGATCGCAGGTTCTGTCCGGAACAGCGTCGCTGCGTACCAATCCACGATCGACCCCAGGTAATTTTCATAGAAAACCCGCGACAGCCGCTCCTGGTAGACTTCGTTCGGCTCTTTTTGCCGGCGCACTAGATATTGTGCGGCACGGCGTCGCAACTGCTCGCCGCCGGCGTAAAGATCCTGGTAACGCTGCCACATCTCCCGGTTGCATTGGTATTGCGGATGCTCCCGGTTTAGCGATTCAATCACAGTGGCTCCCATAGCGCCTACATCAATCTCCGATTTTGCTCACCCGCTGGCGGCGCCGGCCGGTGCCTCCACCAGAGGTAATATCCCAACGCATCCGAGAGGTGAGTCCGCCGCCTGTCTTTCTCCTTGTCAATCTGACCCGTGCCGGGTTTATAGCAGACTTGCTCTAGGTCCTTGATGAGCTCTTTGCACCGCTTGTCAATTCGTAAGTGTCTTTCCCCTTGAGCATTCAGAATCCGCGCGTTGGTCAGGTTGATGCGGTCTCTGACCGGCGGATTGGCGCGGGAAACGTGCACTTTTCCCCGAAGCTCGGGGTTCCTGCGGAAAAATTCCCGGATCAGATGGTAATCTGATTGCCCCGTCGCCGTTTGTCCATGTCCCCCGCTCGCGTCGCCGTATACTTCAACCCCTCCCCGGTGTTGCCCATAGCGCGCCAAAAACTCGGCGCATACTTCCGGCGTGGACGAGGTCTCCATTACGATCTCGTCGGCCACAATGACGTCCTCGCCGATTTCTTGACAAATCACGGAGCACATCGGGCTTAAGTTGAAATCCCAGGACCAGATCAGAGGCTCGCGCTGGTCGATCGTGTACGTCCCTGTGTTTGCTTGGCGGTCAAAGGCATAATACGCCCGGCCCGAGGCCAGGTTCAGGTATTTCCCTAACGCCTCTTGTTGGAAGAAGCGCTCATCGTAGCTGGCCTTCAATCGCTCGTAGAAGTCCGGCACCTTCTCCAGCAGGTAGCGATTCTCGTATGGTTCCGCTTCGATCAGTTCGTAGCCCTTCACCGGGTCGCTTCGAAATCGTCGATAAACCCAGTCGAATCCCTTCGGCGTCCAGGCGCCGAAGCCGCACAATCGTTCTGCCAGCGGGTCCCTCAACCTGCCTTCCAGTCGCGTCCAGGAGTCCTCCGTCGTATACGTCATTTCATCCACGCCGAACCAAGCTAGATTTGTGCCGCGCAGCCGCTCATGCTCGTCCAGCGAACGGAACAGCACTTTTGATCCTGTGTCTTTCATGACCAGCGTGTTGGTGGCTTTGTTGAATTCAAAAGGCAGCGCGTTCTCTTCGCAGATCGACAAGTACGTCGAAAGCGTCGAGTCTCGCAGCATCGGATATGTGGGGGCTCCGATCAAACCTGTTCTCCCTGCATCCAGATATGTGAGCCGGATGGCTTCATGGCATAACGCCAGGCTCTTGCCGGAGCCGACCGGGCCCGAAAATCCTTTGAACCTCGCTTTGCTCTGGTGAAACCGTCGTTGAGAAGCCAGCGCGTCATACTTTATTCGTCGCTCGACGATTTGTCCGTGCCCTCTTCCCATCGAACCTTGATTTCTTTCTCTTTGCTGTGCTCTCCGCCCAGATCCTTCTCCAGCTTCACGAGCTTGGCCAAAGCGTCAATCGCCTTGGCATCCCCCTTCTCGAGTTTCTTGTCTACTTGCCGGTATGCTTTCTTCAC